AACGTTTGCAGTGGTGGGGCCGAAGCCAAGGTTGCGTATCCAGCATTCTTGGGTGCCGTCGGCGTAGCGAATCCAGCTGCCATTGCTGGTTGAACCGCTCTCGACGATGTTTCTTCCGCCTAGCTGAATCCCTGTCGGGACATTCAAAACCCCGCCAAACGAGTACGTCATGAATGGGCCGCCGACGGTGTTGGTCGAGTTCACCGACCGCCAGCTAAACCCGCCAGTGCCGCCACCCTGGTTGCAGGTAAACGAAACGCCACCAACCAGACCACTGCCGTTTGTTTCGTTCCAGCCGATAAATGCACCTTGCGAGTTAGGGTTTGCAGCACCAAACATGGAAATGCTGTTCAAGCGAACGTTGTACGCTCCCCCTACTGCTGGCAGCGCACCAAGGGCCGCTAACAATTCGGTGCTATTGTTCACTGCGACATTGGTGCCACCCTTGCTAAAGGGCAGAGTCTCGTAGTTGCCCGTGCTTCCAAGCGCAGCCATTTTCGGACCGTAAGTGTTCACCCAAGACCGCACTTGGTCGGCCAAATCCTTTTGGTATCCCTGCACCGGCATGATCGAGTAGAAGCCGCCGGCCACCGTCGGGCCTTCATAGTTCGGCGAGATCGACAACGCAGTGTTGCTGGCAATGTTGGTCACCTCATACCAGCGACCATCCGGGCCGCGAAATCCATCGCCGACCCGGCTGTTTGCAATAAAAGCAGTACCCGCACCGATCACTGCGTTGGAATTTTGGGTGACAGAGACCGTTCCCGTCTTGTACCAGGGCATTGTGTATCTCCAGTAATAAAAGGCTCAGGCCAGCAATTTGGCGCAGAGAAATGGGCGATGGCCCTGATCGGTCCATGCGTTCGAAGCGAGGCTGTACATCAGAATGCGGTTATTCGCGTAGTCGACGCCCAGTGCGCAACTGCCCCCAGAAGAGTTGTTGTGGCAGGTCATCGTGAAGGGGTTGATGGAAACAAACTCACCGACCCCGAGCGCCTTGGTAATTCCCCAGATGTAACGTTGTCCGACGCTCAGTTGTTCGGCGCCGAGATACGTCCAGCTGCCAGCGGCGAAGGTCACAACCACCGCCGGCGCGCCGCTGTCATAGCAAAGAATGCCGTTCGGATCCCATAGCCGCAGGCCGTAGTTGGCCGTGCCCATCGAGGCCCAGGCAGCGACGAAATACTGGCCGCTGAGCGACTCATTGACCTTCGAGGCGTTCATTGAAAAGCCTGTCCAGTTGCCCGGCCCGCCAGTGAACCACACCGAATACGGAACCTGAATCAAGCCCGTCTGGTCCGGCCGGATGAATACCAGCGGCGGGTCTTGGCTGGTCACCGCCCTCGGGAATGTGGCCGTTGCGGTGGCCACTCCCGAATAGGATCCTCGGGTCAGCATGCAAAGCCTTGGCGCTTCCGAATCGATCTGAACGAAAGCGTTGTCATTGATGCTCTGGAATCCGAAGCTCATGTCGCAAACCTTATGGCGTAGGCCTTGGAAACGATCCTCGACTGTAGTGTCGAGACGCTGGATGATGGGTTTTTCGGCCTGACCACGACCTGCCCTACCGCTGTCGTCACGTACGGGTACGACCGGATGTTGCCCGACGAGTCGTTCTCCGAAGGCTGCACGTCCTGTGCCCTCGTCGGGATGATCATGAAAACGCAGTTGGCTGGGTTGAATCCTGGAATATTGAAGGTGAGGCTCGGCGCGGTGCCGGTGAAGTCAATCACGCCCTGCCAGATCACTTGATACGTGAAGCTGTTGGTGTCCATAGCAAGCTGACCGCTCTCGTTAAAGACACGCAGTCCAAATAGCGCCATTGATTACCCCAGGTAGCCGAGACGGACACGCAAGACGTTGTTGGCGTCGTAGACCGAGACGTTCAGTGAGTTGATCACCAAGCGCCCCTGCCCCGGAACGATGCCGTTTATTTCAAGCGTGCCGTCTTTGTTCAGGATCCAGCCTTGCTGGCCGGCGATGTAGTTGGAAGAGCTGATGTAGTTGCCGATCTTCGCGTTGGTGATCGAGCCATCCATGATGAACGCGGAGTTCATGAACACCTGGCCGCCCTGCACCGCGAACGGCACCGAGATGGCGCCGCCGGCAATCGTGTTGACGATGGCGAAGCGGTCGGCCGCGACGAGGAACTGGCTCTGCAACCCTGCTCCGGTGTTCTCGATACCCAAGCCAATGCCTGCCGCGACGTACTGCCCGTTCGCCGTGACCTGCATCTTCACCGACCACATCGTCGTCAGCTTGCCGGCCGTATCCGCGTACGCGGTGGACGTCTGCTGAATGGCAGCCGAGTTCTGATCAACCGAGACGTTCAGCTGGTCAATTTTCGTCGCCGTTGCCGAAGCGTTGGTGGCCACCACTTGCTCAAGCTGGGTGATGTTCGCCTCGTTCGCGGCGATCTTTGCATCGAAAGTGGTGATCCGCTGGGCGGTTGCCTCGTTTTCCGATGCTCTGACCTTGCTTTCTGTGGCAATCGACGCCGTGCTCGTCCACCCCTTCATTGCGTCGGCAAGATCACCCTCCCCGTCGTCTTCCCGATACGCCGCGCGCAGAGTTTGCGTGGCCACTGCCTGAGCGGTGACAACCCCGTCGAGCTCAATGATCTCGGCGGTATTCGTCGCAACCTGCTGAGCAAGGCCATTCGCAGTCTCAACGGTTTGCCCAACGTCGAGCCAGTAGAGCGGGTTCGGTGGCGGAGTTCCGACCGGTACCGGGCCGGTGGCCTGATAGATCCGCTTGCCCTGCACCACCAGGTCGTACTCTTCGTAGGTATCATCGGGGTTGTAGCCTTTCAGGCCGTCGAGCGCATCGATCTGCTCCTGAAGCCCGGGGATCTTGTCGATTTCGTCAGCCAGTTCCTGCCCGAGCTCTGTCTTCGTGATTTTCCCAGCAAGAGCGGCCAAATATGCCGAGACATCGTTCGAGGTTTGCGCGGGCACGTAGAGAAACGAGCTTTTCCCGTACGCATTGGACGATCGGACGAAATAGTAGTAGTTCGTCCAGAAACCCAGCCCGGTGTGCGTAAAAGAAAGCCCCTGCCCTAAATACTCGGCGTCATCCGAATTAGCAGTCGGCGACGTGCTGAAGAAATACTCATAGGTGCCGCCATTCAACCCGTTCTGCACGTTGCTCGGAATCAGCACGATGCTGTCGATCGACGACTGCACAACACAGCTTTCCGGGATGGGCGGGCCGTTGATGCTGACGGCGATCGTCACTTCTCCCGATCGCGCCATGGGGCCGGCAGCCGCCACGCTCATGGTGTAGTTGCCGGACGGCAAGCCATTAATGGCGCATTCCGTCGATGTAGCAGGCACGTTGTGCGACTGAATCGCGGTCGCGCCTTGGCGCACGATCACGATGTATTCCTTCACAATGCCACTCGGCGGAAGCCAGGACAGAACTCCCTGGGTGACTTCCGCAGTGGTGTCCTGAGTCCACGTGAGGTTGGTGGGCGTTCCGAGTCCCCCGGAAGGCAGATTGATGAAGCCAATCGGGTTGTACGGCTGGCCGACGGCGTCATCAAAGATCGCTGGCTCATACTGCTTGACCTGGACCGTGCAGCCCTCGCGATCGCCCATCGACCAATCGGAGACGATGAACTCGCCGAGGATGTTCAGAGACGGGAGGTTCACCCGAACCACGCGGCCCGGCCGGCAGTTGTAGCCCGCAAAGTTCATCGGGATGCTGATAGCTCCACCAGCACGGCGCCGACGTAGCTCCATGTTTGCCAGCCGCTGGGCCTGATAGGGGTTGGTGACATAGGAATAAGTAAGCGTCTCCGCTGCCTCTCCGCCATCCTCAACGATCCATTCGGCAACACTGACCTCGGGGTAATCGGTCTCTGTCCACGATTGGGACGGGTCGATGAACGTACCGCGAACGGTGTTGATCGCCGAGTCGTTGGTCGGCTCGGTGCTGCCGGTGACAGTGCCGATCACCATGTCCTCGGTGATTTCGAAGTCATACGGGCCGTAGTACGCGCCCGCCTGAAGCATCCAGCGCCCACCAACACGGATCAGGTGGCCACCGCAGGCCGCTTCCAGTTTCTGCAGCACACCCGTGCGCTGCTCGTCCGCGCCGATCACACAGCCGCTGCGATAGCGCTGGCTGGTCGAGCCATCGGCATTGGTCAGGGCCTCGTCGCACACGTTGGCAGCACTGGCGAAGGTTTCGAACACGATCTCGTCGTCCGGCACGCCACAACGCGCGCGCAGGAACCAGAGCAGGTGCAGCGCGGTATTGGCGCTGTAAACAGCGGTACCGGTGCGCGGGTCGTAAACGTCGTTGCGGCCGCGCACCACGAAACGGGTGTCCGGGATGCCCGACGGGAATTTCTCTGCGCTGTACTGCAGCGAAACCCGAACGAACGACAGACCCCGGCCGATCTGGCTGTCCTTCCAGTCTGGGCAGTTGGCCTTAAGGAAGGCGTTCACCTGGGTCGGATTGACCACCAGTTCGTAAGTCGCCTGCGCGCCGTAGCTGCCGATCTCTTCCTCTCCCAGATAGATGTTCTCAAGCGCGGTGATAGGGCCTTCGCACAACACGTACACCAAGTGCAGCCACTCGCCCTCACCCTGCGCACCGGCCTGCTCCTGCGCCCAGACCAGCACGCCGCCGGTGGAAACGCGGCCCAGGATGAAGCGAACTGGCGCCTTGGAGGAGCGCACGGTCTGAGCGGACGGCTCGTTGTCGCGCAGCGGGGATTTGGTGTTGAGCTTTTCCTGCTGCTCGGCGGCGTAGAAGGCCAGCGCAGCGCCGGCGACAGCGCCCCACGGACCGCCCTGAAAGCCACCAATGACAGCCCCGACGACAACTTGAGCAAGTTTTTTTACACCGCCGCTCATTCGACCCTCCACGCGGCCAATGGCTCGCATACGACACGGGCTGCGCCGTCGTCGGTTGTTGCCCAATAATCGCCAGCCCAGAAAACAGCCATGCTTCGGCCGCCGGGCGCGTCGTACAGCACCACATCGCCGCGCTGGATAAACGTCAGCGGCACCCTCGCAAAATGGGCATCCCACGCCGCCTCAAGGCTGCCGTGCTGCTTTTTCAGCTGCCGCTTGGCGCCGGTTTCCGTGGTGTATTTGCCGCGGTAGTTCTCGGCCGGATCGACGCCACAAATCGCCGCTGTGCAGTCCGCGGCAAACAGGCAGCAGTCAAATTCGCCCCATGAAAAAGGCCGCTCTTGGGCGGCCTTGATCACGTCGTTCAGACGGGTTGTCCAGTCTCGGTAGCGCATGGCTAACTTCCATAGGTGAATGTCGGTGCGTCCTTCTTCGAGCCCCAGTAGATGGGCCACTCGGACATCTGGGCGATGGCGTAGAAGAACCGGTCGCCGTCGTGGCGCGCGCGGTGATTTTCGTCGGTGAAGCGTTCCGTACCGGTGCGGCTCCACTCGGCCATCCGGTCAACCACAGGCACGGTGATGCTGTTGCCGTCCTGGCCGTTGCCGGCGAACGAGAACTTGGCTGCATCCATCCGACCGGAAAACAGGATGTCCGCCGCGTAGTTGCCGGCCTCGTCGAACACCACGAACATGACCTTGGCCATCCGGCCGCGGCAGCCGCGCACGTTCGTCTCGGAGAGGATGTAGGCGTCCAGGCCACTGAGGGTCAGCTCGACCGACATCGGCGAGCCGGAGTTGTCGCTTTCCTGCGACTGGCTGACCTGGCCGAAATTGCCCACACCCTGATAGGTGATGCCGTCGACCACCAGATCGCCGGTGCCGGTGTGCGCGAAGACCATGCCGTCGACAAAGTCGAGCTGAACGGCGTACACCGGCATGAATCGGCCGGTGGCGATGATGTTCACCACGTTCTGGCTGAACGGGAATGCTGAGGGCATCAGAAAGCCTCCCTGAATTGATAGCTGCCGTTCGCGACCACCGGGCGCACGGACATGGACCAGGTGTCAGAGGTCATCCGCATTTCCGAGTACGGGTTGAGATACTCGACGGCGGTACCGGCCGTGAGCGTCTTGCGGATCCGCTTGTTGAGCAGCACGGTCACCCTGCCCTGCGCATTTGCTGATACAGGATCAGTGACCTCGAACATCTCGCCGGCGATGGTGATGTAGTCGCCGGCGCTGAAAGCCGGGGCGTTCGCCGTTGCGCCGCCGATGACAATCGACCGAGCCTGTGCGTTACCGGTGACCACCGTCAGTGCGCCGACGCTGTTTGTCCTGCGCCGGGTGAACGCCGGAAGGTTGAAGGTGCCCATCATGCCGTCGAGCCGCCCAAGGAACGCCGATAGCTCTCGTTCCTGAGCCCTCGTCAATAGCCCGAAGGTCAGCGTGCACTGCCAGTAAGCGCCCGGGTAGCCGATTATTTGCTGGGCGTTCGAGAGTGTCGAAGTGAACGCCCTGCTGTTGTTGACGATGCCCCACGTCATTTCTGACGGGCGCAGCGAAGCCGGCCACGTGAGAGCCATGCGGTACTCCTTGGGGGATTCGGGTGTTTTAGGTCTTGTTGAGCTGGCTCAGCGTTCCGCCAGGCCCAAGCAACTCACCGAAGGATTGCCCGTAGCTCGCCTTCATCCGTGCGACGTCCAGATCAATGAGCTCGAAAATTTCTTGGCCGACATGGTCGCCACACCGCAGTACGGCCATGATGCGCCCCATGATCTCTGCATTCAGATTCGCCTTGGCGCGCAGCTCACTTGGAGCAGTCCCAGCACTGATGCCGGCAAACACTACGGAATAGGTCGCCTCTCCGATGGCATGTACCAACTTCTCCATGTCCGCATCAGAAATATTCATCTATTTCTCCTTATCAGTTGCATTGCTGGTCCGTTGCGCTTCAGGTCTCCCAGCATCATCTCATACGCCCTGTTGGACGCGCGCGTGATCGAATCCTCCATCCGCGAAAGCTGATCTTGATCCGGGTTTCCGTTGACCGTGAGGTTGTTCACGATCGGAGGTAGCGATACTGATCCGACCGAAGAGCCGTTGGCCTGTGTTAGTGACGATCCTGCAACTGTAGATCCTACGTAACCGCCGTCAGCATAGCCCTTCGTGTTTGAGTTCATGCGCTCAAGGAACTCGCGAGCGCCTGGCTGGCTGACTACATCCTTGCGCACCACGAACTCACCGCCGTGCACCACGCCCTTCGGCTCGAACTTGCCGCCGTCGCCGGTGTAACCACCGTCGGAGAAGCCGTACTTCGAGCTGTACCCGGCCGCCGATGCGCCCAGGCTCGACGATGTCGCCGCGGCAGAGCCGGCAGCAAAACCGTTGCCAGCAGCAGATGCACCAGCACCAGCAAGACCGCTGAATAGCGTGCCGAAGATACCCACCGCCGCCTGGCGCACCTGGATGCGGATCAGGTCAGCGATGATGCCGTCCGCCAGATCCTTGAACGATAGCTTCCCAGTCTTCACAAATTGGATGATGCCGTCTTCCATGTTGCTGAAGGCGTTGGTGAACAGGTTGCGGGTCTGGCCGGCGACGTCGCGCGCCTGCTCGGAGTAGGTCTGAAACGCCGATGAGGCGCCTAACGACCAGTCCGACTGGGCTTTGTCTACGTCCGAGTAATACTGCTGCTGCATCGCGAGGCGGGTTTGCAGCGCCGAACGCAGGGCTTCAGTCTCCTGGTTGTACAGGTTGTCGCTGATCCGTCCCTCGTTGTGCTGCTGCTCCAGTGCGTCCAGTTGAGACTGGTACTGCTGCTGGATATTGAGCTGCTCCTGCAGGCGCTGCCGCTGCTGATCCCCCATGCCCATGCTGGCCAGGTTGTTGTCCAGCCCGGTTTGGGCCTTCGCCAACTGGCTTGCAAGGTTGGTCTGAAATGCGGCGAGCTTTTGCGTCTCGTCGGACGCGATCTTCCGCAGCGCGTTTTCCTTTTCGAGCGCTGCGTTCTTCTTCAGTTGGGCGGTGATCAGTTCCTGGTTGGCCAACAAGGACTTCTGGTCGGCTGTCAGGGTCTGCTTACCCTTGATGTCCGCGAGTTCCTGCTCCCACTTCACAAGCGCCTGGCCGGCAGCGCCGAGCTTATCGACATCGCCCTTCTGCACGCCGATCAGTGAGGTCTGATGCTGAAGGATGGCGTATTGCTGTTTGGCCTGATCAAGAGCCTTGATACCGGCGTTTTCGGTGTAGGCCTTTGCCTTCGGCTGGCTCTTGTCGAACTTGGCCTGAATGTCGGCCACGACCTTGTCGATCTCAGCCTGAGATCTTCCAGCCTCTACGCCAAGCCTTCTCGCGTAGGCGATGTCCTTCGCCAGCTTGGCCTGATCGCCGAGCTCCTTTTTCGCAAGGGCATTCCATTTGCTCTCGGCAGCAATACGCTCCTGATTCTGGTGATTTGCTGCGGCATCAATTTCGGCTTTTGACGCTGCGACGTCTCGTTGCTGTTTCAGCGACTTGAGCTGCGCCTCAATGAATTTTGTCGACTGGCTATCCGGACCGAGCTCATCACTGAAGAAGTTCGAAAGAAACCCACCAGATTTGCGCCCCTCCAGCACCTTCTCCAGATTCGCAATTTCCTGATTCAGATCGGGAAAAAGTGAGCTTTTGACGTTGGCGTAAGCGTTGCTGATCGCGGTACCAATATCGTTCCAGTCCCGCTCGATCTCCGAAAGCGACTCACGATATTTTTTTAGCCGCTCCTGGGCATTTTGATTCAGCGACTCGCTCAGCGAATCAAGCGCCTCCTGTTTTTTGCCTTGATTGTCCAGTCCAACGATGACCTCGTACTGGGCAGAAGTGAGCAAACCATACTGCGCACTGATCTTTTCAGCCGCCTTGGTGGCGTTGTCGCCCATATCTCCGAGAGACTTGGCGACTTCGCCGGCGCCTTTTCCTGTGAACTCAGATATCGACGCTGACGCCTCGGCCAGATTCTTGAACTGCACCTGGCTCAATCCGCTGCTGGCTGCAAGGGCTAAAACCGCGTCTTTTGCCTGGGAGAGGTTGCCTGTAATGCTTGCGGTGTCTTTTGAGATCTTCGCAAGACTCGCAGAGGTTTGACCGGAGTTCGCAGATCCAGAAAACAGGGCTTTATTGAAGGCACTGACCTCTTTCTCGGCATCGTAGTAGACAAGGGCCAGGCTGCCCGCTGCTGCCGCCGCCACAGTGAAAGGGTTCACAAGGCTCATCAGGTAGCCGCCCAATGCTTTCGAAGCCGCACCGATACCACCAAAGGAATCTTTGATCTGAGATCCCTGCTGCAGAAACACCGTCAGCGGCGCCTGCCCGCCCTGAAGCGAAATGAAGATGTCGGAGAACTGCGCTGGCAGCATTCTCATCGCGGCGGCCGTCTGCTTCGCCGTGTTGCCCGTGCGAGTCATGGAGTCGTTGAAGCGAGTTAGCTCGGTCCGAGTGGCGCTGATTTTCGACTGGTAATCCGAGTATGTGTCCAGATCAAGGTTTCCAGCCGCGCGATGGCGTGCCAGTTCCTGCTCTTGGCGGTCAAGCTCGCCAAGTTTTTTGGTTAGCGGATCGATCCTGCCGAGCAGAGATTCGATTTCATCGCGCTCAGAAGCAAAGGACTTTGTAGCCTTATCGGCACTTTTACCGGCGCCTTCCATCCCGGTGCCGGCCTTGTCCATAGCTGGCTTGACGCGAAGTCCGGCGTTTTCGAGAGCCTCCAAAGCCTTCCGGGTGTCCGATGCTTTCTGCTCTGCATCTCGGCTATCAATCTCCAAAACCCAGCGTGACGTTTGAGCCATACCTTTTCTCCGGGCATAAAAAAACCCGCCGAAGCGGGTTATTTGTGCAGGCATTCAGCTCTGCAAGATTTTGGCCTTTTCAGCCTCGTACTCTGTTTCGGTAAGCAGACCCTTCTCTTTAAGGCTGCCCAGGCGCTCGATCTTCTGATACTTGTCCTCGGCTGGCTCAGCTTCCGGGCGGACCCTAATTGGCTCAATCGGTGCAATGGAAGATACCGACCATACGATGGATACCACCCAGCCAATAAGCGTCCAGCCAAGGAACAGGTTCAGCAGAAGGATCGAGTTGAAATTTGGATGCCGGCGGTGGCGTGCGTTGAGACTTGGCATGAAATAGACCAAAACCCCCACGAACAACAGGACCAGCACTCCCAGTGGACCGGTATCGTTTTGCATGCCAAACCTCCCTGAGTAATGGCAGCAATCTACCACCATCCGCAGGAAGCACCAAAACCCCGCAGGTGCGGGGTCGTGGTTCAGTTGAGATCAAGCAACAATTGCATAACCACCGGGGGAGCAGCCATTTGCGCGGTAGATGCCGTAAATTTCCGACCTCCGAGCATCTAGCGCAGCGAAGGAGCTTCGCCCCTCGTTGATCTGGTCGAACACCCTCATCAGTACGCGCGAATCAAGCGTTCGCGCCGAAGCGAGAATGGCCGACCGGTCTTCCTGGAGACAGTAGTGTCGACTCATCAGCAGATAGATGTGGCCGACTTCCTGATTGCTGAAGAACAGACCATCGGTATCGGGCCGACCGATCCATTCGCCTTCCAGCGCGTAGGCTGCAACGAAGTTGCATGCGTCGGACAGGCACTCAGCCGGGATCAGCGCAGTGCGGTGCACATTGAAGCGCGAGCGCAAACGGCTTTTCATGGTCTGTTTGAAGCTGCGCTGGAGCGAATGAGGGACTGGTGAGGCCTTCTGATCAATCACGCGATCTAGGACATTTTCGCCACTGGTGCCGATGACGGCCCCGACGAGATCACCCATGGCTCCGTGGTGATCGACGTAATGTCCGTGCTTGCGGATTGCAGGAAGAACCTCTGAAGTGATCCATTTTTTAAAGCGGCGTGCATCATCTTTCCGACTGGTCAGGATCAGAGAATAGAGTCCCGACTCATTAACGACGTTGATTTCCTGCATGTTGCGGGAGCCCTTCATACTGTGAAGGGCTTTCTCGTCGTCATCCAGACGGCTCAATGCGCGCGTCGTATTCACAATACTCAGCGAATTGCAGACATCGGCTGCGACAAACCATGGCTGGTCGTCAATCAGCAAAGTGCGCACCTCTTTCTTGTCAAACCTGAACGGGATGACATTAGATACCGCTGTGCTATGATTCGACATGACGATTTCTTCCTCGAAGTTGATCTCGTTTTCCGAAGCCTCAGTGTTCCCGCACTGGGGCTTCTTCATTTTTAAGCTGCTGCTTGCTCTTGCCGCTTCTTCGCCGCCGTCAGCCAGAAAACAATCTCGGCGGTCTGGGACCGGCAATTTTCCTTTGCACTTTGCTCTACCCACTCCTTTACCTCCTCCGGCAACCTCAAATTGAACTGCGGATCTTTCCTGCTCATCAGCTCACTCCTTGTATAGCACTTTGCTTGGTCTGGATTAAAGCACTTTGCTTTATTGCCGTCTATAGCAAAGTGCTACAGAATCCGCTGCATGAGCAAAGAAGAACTGCAGGTCAATTTCAGAATGCCGGCTTCCCTGAAGGGTGAGCTTGAGGCTATGGCAAAACGTAACCACCGCTCTTTAACGGCGGAGATAGTCGCGCGCCTGGAGCGAAGCATTAACGACCCTGACGACATGGGGATCAGCGACAGGGATCGAATGGACCCTGAAAGCGTTTTCTTCACCGATCCTTCATCTCCGCCCAGCATCACAACCAAAATAGATAAGGAGCAGCTGCTCTCAGACTCTCTGAAAGAGTTTGACCCTTATCAGCCAGGTGTAAGTGATGCGCTTCGGCGCGCCTACGAAGCTATTCAAGCCTTGGATGTGCTGATGGGAAACGCCTCATCATCGAAAGGCCCAAAACCTCGGAAAAAATTTCGGAAGGAGTAGGCCTAACTTTAAGTTAGGGCGTCACTCCTCATCTGCCGCCAAACACACCGCATCCAGCGCAAACATCACATCATCAATCTCATCGCGCGGCAGCGGCGACGGGTGCGATTCCAGCCAGTCGGATATCTCCCGCGCCGAGAGCGGCAGCGGGAACGCCCCGGCCATGCCGGCGATGTACCGGCGGCCGCGCGACACGTTCCGGTACAAGTTGAGCAGATAGGCGGTCAGCGGGTCATTCTCTGGCTCGCCGGGGATGGCCATCTTCAGGCGCGAGTAGACCGCTCGGCGCTTCTCGCTTTCCCCGCCCCACTCTTGCTCCCACTCGAAGCGGGCAAGGGCTTTCCCACCGACTCAGCTCGCTCTTCGGCGGCGTCATTGGCGGCCAGCGCGCCTTCGCGCAGGACGAAGATGAAAAACTCGATGTTGTTTTCCAGCAGCTCAGCAGCTACGGGAGGGCTGTACTTGATCGGATTGCCGTCGGCATCCAGCACGCCCTCCCAGTCCTTCACGATGAAGTGACTGAGCAGCATCGCGTGGTTCTGGTGCTCGGTCATTTCGCCGGCGACCACGCCAACCTGGCCTTCTTCAAAACGCGCGTCGTTGCGCTGGATCCGTCGGCGCATGCGCTCAAGGGCGACTTGATATTCAGGATTGTCGATGCTGGCCAGCAGGATCTTGGTGTCTTCGTCGAACTTCGCCCAGCGCTCACCGGCGACCGCCGGCTTCTTCTTGCCCAGTTGCAGAGCCATTTCAATTCCTCAACGCCACGCCAATAAAAGAGCTCCCCCGGCCGGCGTATGAACCGAGGGAGCCAAAGGGTTTACGGGGTTGGATCAGCCGCTTCGCGGGTGATGGTCGGGCTGAGCTTCGCGACGGTGTAGTTCAGCGTGACCTCGATCAGGTCGCGCTTACCACCATTCGGCAGTTCGCCGTCCACTTCCACGGCTGGGAAGTTGAACGTGTACTTGTTGCCCAGCGAGTCGGTGATCGGGAAGACAACTGCGATAGGCGTCCGGGTGAAGGTGTTCTTCCAGATCTCCCACGCGCGCTTCGACCAGGCCAGCGTGATGCTGCCGGTGACCGCCGCCTCGGTGGCGATGTGCGCGCCCGGTCCGAGACGATCGGAGCCAAGGCAGCGCTGAGTCTGCAGGCTGTTGTCGAGGTTCACGGTCATGGCCGATACGCAGGCAACGCCTTCCAGCGACTGGCCGTTCACCAGGATCGTGCCGACGTTGTTGTTCGACAGGAAAGGCGTGGTGGTCGGCGCATTCGGCGATACGACAATCGGGGTGTCGCCGTCGGTGTAGTCCAGGCACGCCATGTTGAACGTGGCGGTCACCTTACCTTCCGACGGGATGTCAAGCGCGAAGGTCGAGACGTGCGCCCCCTTGAACACGCCATAGACGCCGACGTCGTTGTAGCCCTTGGCGATGCTGAAGGTATGGCGGGTATCGCCTACGCGGAGCACGTCAGCCGTCCAGACGCCGTAGAAGGCAGCTTCGAGCAGCTGGTCGAACGAGCCGAAGGAGAACTCAGCCGTCAGATCGCCGCCGATATCGATGCTGGTGGCCACCGAGCCTTGGCTCAGTCGGGTGTCGGTGATTTCGTCGCTGACTTCGGTGTTGACGGTCGGGGTCAGGGCGTTGCCGGTGAGGCGAAGCGTGTCCCAGGTACCGGTGGGAGTAACGCCGGGCGTCACCTCCGCAATGATGTGGCTTACAACTTTTGCGCCAGAGCTCATTGGAGCCTCCTATTCGCGGGCATAAAAAAACCCGCAGGCGCGGGCATCTCAACTTCGATGACTGGGGATGTTTCGGACTATTGAAAAATGTTCTGATGATGACGGATGATTGCCAACCGCCACCACGAAACGGACTTCCCTTTGGACCTATCTACGTTCTACGTAACAGTTGCTGAATTTTTCCCATCTGCCGAAGTGTGCGCCGCCTACGCAGGTGCAGCCTCAGCTTTTTTTGCGGCAGTAACTATTCGATCGACCGCAAAAGCAAGGAAGAACGAGCGACTATTAGGCGATGCCGTGCGAACGTTAGAGCGATCGTTTATCGCCTTAGTCGACCAGACCCCAGCCGGCAAAAATCCACCGAATGACAGGCTCGGCTGGCTCACATCCGCCAGGCTCATAGAGCAGTACAAGGACGCCAAGAAGCAAATCAACGACCGAGTCATACTAAAAGAGTGCGAAAGTCACGAAGAACATTGGCGACATCAATTTTATTTAAGGCTCAAAAATTTGGCCGGCGGAACTCCGGAGTATTACTCCAAGGGCGGAAGTATTGAATGCATAAATGAAGTCTCCGCAGTGATAGTTCACGCTTTTGCGGACTGGCAGCGCGGGAAAGACGATCCCCTCTTCAAATACAAAGACGCCCGAGACGCCGTCAAAAAACTAATGCCGTTGCAGCATTGGTTCGCACTTCACCAATACTGTGGCACGCTAGTTAACCGGCCCGAAACCGAACATTAACGTTGATTTGGTAGAAACCCTCGAACTCGCCGGCGACCACCTGACTGGCCTCCATGCACTCAAGGTCGCCGGACATCCAGTAGGCGAAGTGCGATTCAATTGCGTCGGCCAGTTCGTTGATGGCTTTGGTTCCGGTGCGCTCGCGGGCGAAGCACTGAATGCTGATCTGCCCGGGCTTTCGGGTGTGCGGTCGGTCGGCCATGCCAGCCATGAAGGCCGAGGCGTATTGAATATTCAGCCGGCACCAGAGGCCGGTCGCCGGCGGCGTGAACACTTCCGGCTGGTTCGGGTAATCGATGCGCGCCTGGTCAATGCCGGTGAAGGCCACCATGCGTGCGGTGATGAGCGCCCTGATCTGCTCGAAGGTCATTTGTAGGCCTCGGATACGCCGATGAACGCGAGGTCATAAACCCCGCCAGGCGCCTGCGTGGAATGCCCCAGTTCCAGCATCTCGCCGTAGGGGCTGTTCGTTTGGATGTAGATGACGGGAAACTGGCCCGATGCCTTGATGAGCATGCTGCCTTTGCTGATCGTTTCGCGGCCGGACGGGTCGACGTTGTCGGTCACGGTCATGTCGGGAGCGCCGATCGATACCAGGTGACTGCCTCGGAACGTGCCGCCGATGTAGCCCTTCCCCGCCGCCTGTGCTTTGACGAAGTAGTTCTCTTCGCGCTCGCGCTTGGTCAGCTTCTTGAAGGCTCGGCCACCGGTGCGCGCAGCGTTGCGTGCGTCGACGTTCGCGTCATAGGCATCTGCCAGCGCCACGTTCTTGGTGCGCAGCGCCACGTTGGCCTGCCACAGGTCAGGGTTCCCGACCGGGGAGCGATTCACCACCTCCGTGAGCATGGCGGTCGCGATGACGCGCGCCATCTGGGTGATGTCCTCGCCAGCCTGATCGGCGAAGTCCGTGAGGCTATGGCTCCAGCCGGCTTTATTGGCCATCAGACTTTCCTCAGCTGGATCTCGTAGTGGGCGCCGGCCGGATCGGTCTGGACGTTGACCAAGTCGAAATCGTTGATCTTGTGGCCGACGTCCGGAACACCGCCGATCGTTTCGTTGGTCAGCGCGATCAGCAGTTGGTCGGTGGCGCGGATGTTCACACCGTCGGCCTGAGCAATCTTGAAGGCGTCGAACACGCCCCGGCCGGTGTAGGCGATGACCACAGGATCGCCCGCCACTTCATTAACCGGATCCCACGTTCCCGGCAGCGTCACGCCGCCACTGAATGGCTGCACGGCGTCCGCCAGATCAGTGTCGAAGGCCTCGGCCAGATCCGCCTGGATCTCTTCACGTAGGCCCATAGGTCACCTGTACACGTTGAAGCTGAAGCCGCTGACACGCCATGGCGCGAGCAGTCCCAGCGCGAACTGGACCCCATCGGGCAGCGCAGTGGATTTGCTGGTGTCGATCGAGGCGAACGTCTTGCTGGTGGTCACCGATCCAGCTTTAACCGTCTTGGCTTCCAGTGATCCCTCGGTCTGCTGCTGGTACAGCTTCCCCTCGGAGGCGACAACCGCCAGTTCGGCGCCGGCCTGCTTCACCTCTTCGGGAATGGCGTCCATGTCGACACCGACCAGCTTGAGCGAGGTCAGATAGGCATTCGCCTGCAACACCGCCCGGGCTTTCTTGTCATCTGGAGCCCACGAAGCCCCGAGGATGGCGTCAACGTCCGCCACGGTGATGTAGGTAGCCATCAGGCCTCCGCTTGAATGAGTGGGGCCGAAGCCCCGGGCATTACTGGTTGGACTTAAGCAGAGCGAGCAGCTCAGGCTTCGAGTCGTTGACCTTGTAGCCAACGCCCTTGGCGTCGAGCTGTTCCTTGATCTGCGCGACGGTCAGTTCGTCGAGATCTGAGCCGTTGCTCTGCGATGCCGGAGTCAGCCGCGCGACGTCTGCGCGGAGCGATTCAACTTCACCCAGCAGTTCATCACGTTTGCTCTTCAGCGAGGCGATGCCTTCGTGAATGGAAGTCAAGGCATCGAACAGGCGAATCGGCAGTTCACCGGCGCTAGGATGTTCCAGCGGAGCGAGACCTTCGGCTGCTTCGATCAACAGCACGATGCCGTCGCGCTCTGCATTCAACTTGTCGATCAGCTCCTGCAGCGCTGCGACATCAACACCGCCTTGGCCGTCGACCCCAAGTACCGGCACCGGAGCAGCCTGTCGCAGTGTCACTTCAGGCACATCGACAGCTTCGCCCTGGCGGTCTTCGGTGACGTTGGCATCAACGATTCGCAAGCCGAGCTCTTTCGCCAGCGCCTTTACGTTTTCCCGGTACTGGTGAAACGGGCCGGGCAGATACCAGATTTTGTTGCTCATGATCATGTCCTCACGGAACCGGGCACAAAGCCCGGCTCAGCAGTCAGGGGTTACTTGGAGGCATCACCGATCAGAGCAACACC